TTGTGCAATACCTGGTACTACACCCAGCATTACGGGAACCTGAGAACTCAAGCCATCAAGGAAGAAACCTAGAATATATTCACCAGGTAGCGGCGTATCAATTTTTTTGGAATTATTTGTTGGGTTTACCGGTGATGCCCATGGCAGAGAATCTGTCGGTATTAAGTCCAAGTTTGGATTGTGTGAGCCGAAAATACGAACTCGGCATCGACCCATTTTAAGAGGATCGCGGTCATCTTCAACAACACCTAACCACCATACAAAGTTATCATAACCTATTCTATTTACGAAATCCATTTTTATCCTCTTGTGACACCATTAACTATATTTTGAATACCAGGATTATTCCAATTAGGTAAATCAATACCTAAACTATCCTTCACAACTTCAAGGACACATTCATAACGTAAATCTGCTTTAATCATATGTCTGACTGCTGAAATTAAATATCTTCCTGAGTGATAGTAATCAATTTCACCTTCATTATAGCCCACACCATCCGATTTACTTGCACTAGATGGTAGTGTAACTTTTATAATTCGTCCTACAGAAAGATTTGGATCACCAGATAATACAACTTTCAATCGAGTATAATGTGATAAAGACATTTGTGCAGTTCTGTATGGAACAAAAGTTTCGACTGCAACATCATTTTGTACCGACCAAGGTTCTTCAGCAATACCTTTTGCTTTTACCTGTCCTTTATTTGATACAACTACTTTGTATGTTGAATCATACATTTCATTCATTCGTTTCTTTTCACGATTTGGTGTGTTATTAATTATCCTACTATTGTTCAACTGAACATTTTTGAAATAATAGTCTTTGTTATAATCAAAATTGGTTTCAAAGAATCTTCTGGTAGTCGGGTCAATTGATAAGGTTTTACTTGCAAATGCACCATTGACTGTGCCATATAGTGTATCAAATGTGTCAAGATAAGTATACGATTTAAAACCTTTGAAATCTCTTTGTAATTCCGAATCGCTACCTAAATCTCCTATGTTTTTAATATCATACTTGTAGGAATCATATGCAGCTTGTGTATATAACTTTTGTAACGAAACAAAATTGAAACCACCGGAGTTCTCAAAAAACATAAAGTCGGCACCAGAATATGTATCTGCTAGAGCGTAGTTTGTTAACCATTGCAATGTTTCAAAAGGTGATTTATATGGAACGATTAAATCGTACAGACCTTTTGTTTCGTCTATGTTTATATAATTATTTTGAATGAGTAATTCTTTTGACAAAACATCATTAGCAATTTCGCTTATTTTTTTACCTTTATATGCCTTACTTATTTTCTTTTGTTCCGAATAGAAAAACTCTTCCGAACAGAAATGTAATGTATATACTTCCAATTCTTGTTTTTGTAGCACTCTTTCACTTACTCGGTATATTCTGAATATTTTGGATACTTCTCCAGCCGCTTTTTTGAAAACTAAATTTAAAAATTCTCCGCCGCAGAGGCCTAATCTATCAATCATGCTGATAGAATCGGAAATCAAAATTTCACCTGTAACCGAACCACGGAAAATATCCTCATAATATGATATTTCAACCATCATACTTCTGATATCAATTGTGTTTTTTGGAGTTATCAACAACAATTTAGTCAGAGAATAATCGTCGGGAAATCTGGTGTTATTTCCACTAGCCTTTGTTTCTGCCATTATCTACTCATCACTTCTGCAAAAGTTTGTTCCATCTGGCCAGCATAATTTTCATTTAGAATTTTAATATTTCTTTTTGCTTCATTCAAATTAAATTCATAATCATAAATTGTCAATGCATTTTTTGTTATTGCGATGGTGCATGTTGCGCCGCCGGGTAATGTATATGTATTTGTGCTAGGTAACAACGCTTGATAAGTTTCATAATCAATCGTTGTAATATTTTCAGTTGTTTTCTGTGTCGTATTATCAGTTGTATTAACAATCTTTTGATATGCGCGTACTGTTGTAGTTGTGTAATTTAATGGCGTTTCTTCAGCAGCTTCAGCCTCGGCCGCATATTTGCTTTCGATATATTCCAAAAATTGTTGATATGGTAGTGGCCAGTCCCAAACTGGATCTAATATTTGATTTGAATATGTTATCAACCAAAATCTATTTGGATCATTATAATACTTTGATGCAATGATTTCTGGTGTGTCGCTATCTTGAATATCATATGTGTAAAACAACATCGGATTGTTTTGTAGTTCCTCAAGTAACTTTGCGCGTGTCAATATATTTGTGAGATATATTGGATTACCATTCTGATCCGGTGTTAATATCTTTGGTAAAGTATTAAAGTATAACATTAGTAACCCTGGTCGATTCTGTTCTTGTCGATGATAATTGTTTCTTTGAAACGCAAAGACATTTTAATTTGATTTGGTGAACCATCATTATATGTTGCCCATTGACCACCACCCGCATAATCAACATCAACTTGTTCCAATACACATTCACCAATTCTGTTGATATTTCTATTTTCTTCATTACCATAGAAAAAATTAATATCAAAAGTTTCGGGGATTTCCATATAATATCCCTGATCGAAAAAGCCATTTTTTGTTATTTTTGGTGCAGAGTGATATTTGAATGTTTTGATAATATCGTTGACGGTTTCTGCTTCCTTTTTATTGTGTGGAGTGAAAATGAAATCAAACTGAAAACTTCTAAATTCTATACCCCTGAACAAAACTTGTAATTGTGGGTTCATTGCATAACCAGCCGCATTTAGTCCAAGTCTGGTTAAATTTGTTCCCGTAAGTTTACCTAAGCCAGTTAGCACCGCATCTCTAACATATGGATCATTGCCAGCCGCGTTTATCATGCTGGTTAATGATTTATCGCCTTGATCTTTGAAGGCTCTTGCAAGTGAAGTTGCGCCTTGTGCAAGAAAGTAAAAACGACCTAAGTTTTGTGACAAACTTTCGTTATCGTCATATTTTGTCGAATAAGATACATTCACATTATCTGGAATATACAGACCAATAGTTGTGCCTGAAATTCTGTTGGGTTTTACAAAAGCACTCGAAAGTGAATTGATTGCGCCAGACAAAGGTTCAGCAGCAGTTGCAACTTTTTTTAGGCCGCTTTGAAAGCCTCCAATAGCACCTTCAGTAGATGTTAACATCTCTGGGCTAAAAGACACTTCAGTATTTGCGCCTGCACTTATAACACCCTTGCCAGAATTAACAATAGCATCTCCAATAGAAGATAAGTTTGTGCGATCAAGTTTTTTAACCGTAAAAACAATAGAATGTTTTCTGGACTGATTTGAACCTAGGTCGCGTGGATACCTAAGTGTGGCTTTATCGTATTTTCCAGGTCCATAAAGTGCGGTAAGTGGCCCCTTGATCGCATCGGGTATTGAAATACCGCCAATATTTGATGGAAGCTGTGTTATGTTGATACCAAAATCGGGCATTTGAATCTTTATTTAGATGGGAGATATACATATTTATATGGCTTACTCAGGCAGATTTCTACCAAAAAACCCACAAAAATATCGTGGGGACCCAACAAACATCATATACCGTTCGACATGGGAACGGAGAGTGATGGTTTGGCTGGACGAAACAGAAAACATCGTCGAATGGGGTTCGGAAGAACTTATTATACCATATCGTTCGCCGGTTGATGGTAAATATCATAGATACTTCCCCGATTTTTTTGTCAAAACCAAAAATTCTAAAGATGAAATTAAGGTTATGGTTATAGAGGTTAAACCACTAAATCAGACTTTCCCACCACAAAGAAAAAAACGCATAACAAAACAATATATTCAAGAGGTGACGACTTGGGCAATAAATCAATCAAAATGGAAATATGCGGTCGAATATTGTAAGGATAAAGGCTGGCAATTTTGTGTTATGACTTCAAAAGACGGAAGTGAATTTAAAGTTTTAACAGAATCTCAATTAGTTTTGACGTAAGACCATTTTTTACTTCTTTTTATTCTACCTATTATTGCACCCGATGTAACTCCTTCATATTCAGCCGCCTCTTTGAGTGAGTTGAATATTTTTGTTCCATTGGTAACTTTCACCCTAATCATATTCTCGCTGTTTATATTTTTGCCTTTATTCCAAGGTGCTTTACCTTTTTTGGCAATGCTCATTTTGGTTCTGGTTTCTTTTGAAACTTCGTGACCCATTAATTTTTCGGATATTTGCTTTTTCATCTTTTCCGTTATGGGTTTTGATGAAATTCTTGTATCTTTATTCTTTGTCAACCCTTTATTCCATGGTGTTTGTTGGCCTTTTAAACCTTTATTCCAGGGTTCAATAATGTTTTCTGGTTGAAAAGTGTTGTCTTTGTCCGTGAGTTTTGATGATATACAATCAATTCCAAAAATATTTGACATTTTTAGGTTGAATGTGTCATAATCCTCTTGTGTTCTAAATAGTTCCATGCTGACTGCTCCTACAGTTAGAGTGGATGCGGGCTTCCGACCGGCGATCCACACTTATTTATGTTTTTATGAAGGTTTTTAAATAAAATGATTAGATTACATGTGTTATCGGTGCCACACACGGCATCGACAAAAGAGTATACAGTATGTGCGTTCACTCAGAAGGTGATTAACTTCTGCAAAATGTTCAAAGAACAAGGAATGCATGTCATTCATTATGGACATGAGCGTTCTGAAGTTATCTGTGACGAACATGTTACTGTCACGAATGATGAAGTGTTGCGGAAAGCATACGGCGATTATGACTGGAAAGCAACAGGTCTGAAGTACAACACTACAGATTCTGCTTACCAGACATTTAACGACAATTGCATCCGTGAGATTGCAAAGCGCAAGCAACCTGGCGATATCATTCTTCCCTTCTTTGGGCTTGCACAGAAACCCGTCACCGATGCACATCCAGACCTATTCTGCGTTGAGCCTTCTATTGGCTATGCATCGTCTTATGCACCTTATAAAGTGTACGAGTCTTATGCTGTCATGCATGGACTACAGGGACCATATCACATCTCCAGCGCAGATTATCGGTTCTATGATGTAGCCATTCCTTCGGGCTTCGATCTTACTGAGTTTGAGTACCGCGAAAAGAAAGAAGATTACTTTCTGATGATGGGTCGATTGATGTGGTGCAAGGGCACCGACATTGCGGC